GCCAATATTCAGAAAAAACAACAAAAGCTTTTTTATATTTTGCAGAACTATTTCCTTTAAAATATCGCCCCAAATCAGAAATACAAAAAAACAAATGGTTGGATTGTTTAGATAAAATACAAAGGCTTGATGGCTATGATTTACGCGAAGTTTATAACATTGCAAAACAACTTCGCAATGATGAGTTTTGGCAAAACAATTTTCTGACTATTTTAAAATTTAGAAATACTGATAAAAACGGCATCAAATATATTGATCGTTTCATGATGCAACATAAGGCCAAAAAAAAACCTTCAAGAATTTTTTATATATAAAAATCCGGCTAACAACCAAAAAGAAATTGGTGCTAAAACTAAAAATGGTAATATTCACGAATTTCAAATTAAAGGACTTATGATGACAAATGAGTTTCAAGAATTAAAACAATATGTTTTAAATGAATTATAAAAAATATAAAATATCTAATAAGTTAAAAACAGATGTTTGGCAATATCTAAATGAAACTAATATTGGTAATCGATATGAAGCTAACGGCAACAAAGAAGAACAATTTGTTGGACTTGTTGGCGAAATAATTATCAAATATCTGTTTAACATAAAACACGAATGGAAAAAATGTTTTGATGGCGGTTATGATTTTATATATAAGGGTTTTAAAATAGATGTTAAAACAATGGGCAGAAACGTTGACGTTCAGGATTATTTTGTAAATAATTTTATTGCCTTTCAAAAATCTTACGATTGTGATATTTATATTTTCTGCTCACTAAACAAACAAACAAATGAATTATCCGTTTGTGGTTATTTAGGAAAAAAACAATTATTAAAATTAGCCACATTGTATAAAAAAGGCGATACTAGAACAAGAACAAACGGCACAACTTTTAAAATGAAAACAGACACTTACGAGATAAAAAACAATAAATTAAAAAATATTGAAAAATTATTTTATTATTTACCTAAATATTAAAAAAATATTTTTAGTTTAGCATAAGAAAACAAAACATAATGAAAACATTTCAAGACTTCGGCATTGACATTGGCAACAAATCATCCGGTAAAATAAAAACTAAATGCCCACAATGTAGCGCCACAAGAAAAAACAAAAGTGATAAATGTTTGTCTATTGATATTGACAAAGGTTTGTTTAATTGTCATAATTGTGGTTGGTCAGGCACAACTAAATTTGAAAAGAAAAAAGAGTTTATTCGACCTGAAAAAATAAAAGTTAATCTTACAGAGCGCATAATTAAATGGTTTTGTGATCGTGGTATTTCTGAACCAACTTTAATACATTGGAAGATCGGCGAATCACTTGAATATTTTCCACAAGTAGGAAAAAAACGCCGCGCTATAAATTTTAATTATTATCGTAAAAATGATTTAGTAAATGTTAAATATCGTGATGGTCAAAAAAACTTTAAAATGGTTTCAGGTGCTGAACTCATTTTTTATGGTCTTGACAATATAAAAACAATGGATAAAATTTATATTGTTGAAGGCGAAATTGATGCGTTGTCACTTCATGAAGCAGGCATTTATTCAGTTTGTTCTGTACCAAATGGCGCATCTAAAGGCAATCAACGTTTGGAATATTTAGATAATTGTTTTGAGTATTTTAAAGACAAAAGAGAAATTGTTTTGTGTACTGATAATGATTCGCCTGGGATACAATTGCGAAAAGAACTAGCAAGGCGCTTTGGTGCTTATCGTTGTAAATACGTTGATTTTGGCGAATATAAAGACGCTAACGAAATATTAGTCACAAAAGGTGCTGAAACGTTACGAAACGTAATTAAAACGGCTAAAAACTTCCCATTGGAAGGCGTATTAAATATTGAAAACATTTGGCAAAGTGTTTTAAACTATAATGAAAATGGCGTAAAAAACTATTCAATTGGTTTACCAAATTCAGATAATTATTTTAAAATGTCTTTTGGTGAATGGTCAGTTGTGACTGGCATTCCAAATTCAGGGAAGTCTGATGTTATGGATCAAGTATGTTGTAATTTAGCTTTAAAATACGATATGCGTTGCGCTATGTTTGCACCTGAATCATTTCCTTATGAAGGCCATATAAAAAGAATATCAAATAAATTAAATGAAACAAATTGCAATAATGAACAACTAAATCAAACAAAAGATTTTATTCAGGATCATTTTTTTTGGGTTAAAATAGATTTAGAAAATTTAACGCTAAAAGGCATATTAAACGCATTTCGTGAATTGGTATTTCAAAAAGGAATTAATGTTTTTGTTATTGATCCTTGGAATATGTTAGACCATTCAGCGCAACGAGATCATTCTTATATTGGGCGATCATTGTCAGAGATAACCCAGTTTTGCCAACAAACAAACACCCATTTATTTTTAGTGGCGCATCCTAGAAAAATTGAATCAGAAAACGGAACATATAAAAAACCAACATTATATGATATAAGCGGATCTGCGGATTTTTTTAATAAAGCATATAATGGTTTAATTGTTTATCGTTGTATTGGTCAACGTACTAAATATAAATCTGACATTGTAAAAATATATATTGAGAAAGTTAAACGAAAAGAAAACGGCCAACTTGGCGAATTTGATATTGCACCTGATTTTAAAAATGGTGGTATTTACAAAGATATTGATTTGGAAACTAAAAAATTTGAAGTTATAAAAGATAATTTACCTTTTTAATTATGGCAAAAGCATTACATCCAACATACAAACACCGAATCGCAATACAATGGTGTATTAAAAATAATATAAAAGTCTATGTAAACCCAACTAAAAGAGGTTTAAAAGTAGAAATTAATGACAGAGGCAAAAGAATAATTTCACCTCAAACATATTCTAAAACAGAAGCCAATAATAAATGTTGGGAATTATATTTGTATATTTACAAAAAATATTTTAAGCTATGAGATTTAATTTTAATACAGTCATTTATCCTATTTATGGCGTTCTTTTAGGAATTAATTATTGGAACACTAAAATGGATCACGTTACAACAGAATCACCTCTTGAAGAAGGTGAAGAACATTGCCTAGAATTACATTTCTTTTTTATTGGTATTACTTTTGTATGGTACACCGAGAATGAATAAGTTTTCGTAAATTTTCGTAAAAAATAAAAAAAAACTTTCATTTTTGTTTTGTAATTTAAAAAATTCTTTTATATTTGTAGTATATTAATAAACAAACCAATAAAAAAACAATTATGAAAGCAAAAGATTTAAAATTCGGACAAACAATTCAATATGTAGATATGGCAAATCCTAGTACAAAATTTAAAGTTTTAGGAACTACAAGTAAATTTCTTTATGTTCGAGGTTTAGAAACTAACTTTTTAGAAAGAATGGATTTAGACAAAACATTTGTAGAAAACAAATCTTTAACTGATGGATTCAACAGATGGTGTTTAGCTTAAATAAATAAAACAAAACAAAATTCAAACCCTTCAGAAATGAGGGGTTTTTTTATATCACTTATTTTTATTTAACTTTGTACTATGGCAACGAAAACCAACATATTAAAAAAGAATTTACTAGAAGCATTGGAAAAATCATTGGGGATAGTAACAACCGCTTGTAAAAAAGTCGGATGCAATCGTTCAACATATTATAAATATTACAACAGTGATCAAAAGTTTCGTGATGCAGTTGATGAACTTCAAAACCTTACATTGGATGTTGTTGAATCTGAACTGCATAAGCAAATAAAAGAAGGTAACACAACTGCTACAATATTTTATCTTAAAACAAAAGGCAAAAAGCGAGGCTTTGTTGAGCGTCAAGAAATCCAAATGGATGGCGGCATTGAATCTAAAATTATTGAATGGAATCCGGCAAAGGAACAATAAAAGAATTTTGCAATATTCAATTTTATCAAACGTTAAATTCTAAATCTAGAATTAAAGTTCATCAAGGCGGTACACGTTCAGGAAAAACTTATGCTATTTGCCAATATCTTATTTATCGTTTAACAACTACTAAAACGCCTTTGACAATATCAATTGTCAGAAAAACATTACCTGCCTTAAAACGTTCTGTTTTGCGTGATTTTATAACTATTGCAACAAAACTTGGAGTGTATTACAAAGGCGAACATAACAAAGCTGAAAACGTTTTTCGTTACAATGGTTCAATGGTACAGTTTATATCAACTGATGATCCTCAAAAAATTAGAGGTGCAAAGCACGATATTTGTTTTTTAAATGAGAGTAATGAATTAAACTTTGAAGATTTCCGCCAGTTAAATATGCGTACTGTTGGCGAAGTTATTATTGACTTTAACCCTTCTGATCCGGTGCATTGGCTTTATAATGAAGTCATTGAACGTGATGATTGTGATTTGTTTATAACTACATATAAGGATAATCAGTTTCTGCCTAGTGAATTAGTTAAGGAGATTGAACGCATCAGGGAACGTGATCCTGATTATTGGCGCGTTTATGGTGAAGGCCAAAGAGCGCAATTTTCTCAACGTCAAATCTTCACTAATTGGAAATATATTCCATTAGCTGATTTTCCACAATTTGACGAAACTGTTATTGGTATTGACTTTGGATTTACAAATGATAGTCTTGGAATATTAGAAGTTGGTAAGATGAAAGATAAATTATACATTAATGAACTAATGTATAAAAAAGGAATGACCAATCGAGATATTGCTGATTTTTTAAAAAATATAGGTAAGGCTGATATTTTATGTTATTGCGATTCCGCAGAACCAAAATCAATTGTTGAACTTCGTCAAATGGGTATATTAGCTAAAGGCGCCGTTAAAGGTCCAGGATCAATAAACGCTGGTATAAGTTTAATAAAAGAACACGAAGTTTATATTTCTAATGAATCAACAAATCTTAAACATGAACAACACACATATTATTGGCAGCAGCTTAAAGATGAAACAATTATTAATAAACCTATTGACGCCAACAACCATTTAATGGATGCATTACGTTATGCAGTTTATTCAAAATATAAAAACAGAACTGAATTTTTTGTTGTCTAAAAAACTATTTTAAATTTTGTATTTTTACAAAAATTTTATATCTCAATAAAATATGGCTTCATTATACGATCGCTTAAAATCCTTAATTACTAAAAACTCACAACAAACGGCGGAACAATATAACCGCGCCATTTACAACTGGTTAGGCGATTCTATCGTTTGGAATCCTGAAAATGATGATTCTTATATTACTGAAGGTTATCGCAAAAATGCAACGATATATTCGTTGATTAACCTTATAACAAAAGCAGCTACTACAATACCATTTCAAGTTTATGAAAAGACTAATGAAAATGATTACAAACGTTATAAAGCAATGACTTCAGGAACGTTTGACGCCTCAACAATACACAAAGCCAATTTATTGCAAAAGCGTTCATTAGTTGAATTACAAGATACAGAACTTCACAAAATATTAGAAAGACCAAATCCAGCGCAATCATATAATAGTTGGATTAGTGAATTAATAGCTTTTGGAAAATTAACTGGTAATCGTTACATATATGGCATTGGCCCTGATACGGGTGCAAATGTTGGTAAATATACAGAACTTTATGTAATGCCTTCACAAATTATGGAAATCGTTTCAGGTGGTATAATGAAACCCGTTTCTAAATACAAGATAGAATACAACGGAACTTATGAAATACCTGCAACAGAAATATGCCATATAAAAGATTTTAATCCTTATTATGATGGAACTGGATCGCATCTTTATGGTCAATCGCCATTGCGTGCTGGTTTACGTTCTTTAACAACTAACAATGAAGCAACACAAACGGGGGTTAAATATTTACAGAATCAAACGGCGCGTGGTCTTTTAATGAGTGATGAAGGCGATATAAATGAAGTTCAGGCACAACAACTAAAAGATAAATTCAGAAAACAATTCCAAGGATCAGATAATGCAGGTGATGTTATTATAACGCCAAAAAAATTATCGTGGGTTAACTTTGGATTAAATGCTGCTGATGTTTCATTAATTGAACAATATAACGCATCTATAAAAGATTTATGTAATATTTACAATGTACCAGTTCAATTGCTTAACAATACCGATTCTAGTTCTTACAACAATATGAAGGAAGCTAAAAAAGCGTTATATCAAAACGCCGTTATTCCTGAACTAATAAAAATAAAAGATGAATTAAATCGTTGGTTGGCGCCTAAATATGGTGACAAACTTTGCATTGAATTTGATTTTTCTGTTGTTCCTGAACTACAAGAAGAAACTGACAAAGTTGTTGATCAGTTGTCAAAGGCCTGGTGGATTACACCAAATGAAAAACGTGCTGCAATGAATTATGGAAAAGATGAAGATACAAATGCACTAGATGATTATTATATCCCTGCAAACCTTATTCCAGTTAACAATAATGAAGTTGATGAGCCTTTAGAATCTATTGACGTTGATGTAAATAAATTTTTAAATAAAAAAATTAATAAAGATAAGATACCTGCATTTTTAGACGCTTATACAACACAAGAAGAAGCTGAAGAACGTGCTGAAGAACTTGGCTGGAATGGTCAAGGAGTTGGATTTCATACACATACTTATGATGGTAATAAAATATTTATGCCATTTAAAACGCATGAAGAATATAACGAAGCCTTACAGAATAATAAATATCATTATGATAAACCTCACGATGATGATGACAAAAAACAAATTTCTTCTAAATTAAGAAAAGCATTAAAAAAAAAAGCGGATGATCACAACGATGAAGTGAACAACGCCGCTAGTAAAAAAACAAATGTTCCAACACTATTTAAAGTTTATGAACGTGGGATTGGTGCTTATAGAACAAACCCTTCAAGCGTAAGGCCAAGCGTTTCATCACCTCAACAATGGGCAATGGCTAGAGTTAATTCATTTCTCTATGCTTTAAAGAATGGTAAATTTAGAAGTGGCAAACACGATGTAGATTTATTGCCTGAAGGACATCCAATGTCATCAAAAGAAAAATTTATTGACAAAGCCGATACATATTCCAACTATCCACAAACTGCAAGTAATAACGCTAAACGAATGATTGAATGGCGTGAAAAGTATGGCGATGAAGTTAGAGCAGGAACGCCAACGGGATGGCGACGTGCTTCAATGTTAGCATCTAGAGCGCCATTGACAATTGATATGCTTAATAGAATGAAATCATTCTTTGCACGTCACGAAGGCAATCAAACAATTGCTGATCGTTATAAAGATACGCCTTGGCGTGACAATGGATATGTCGCTTGGAATCTTTGGGGTGGGACTGCAATGCGTGATTGGGTTAACAAAAAACTAAACCAAATAAACGATTAGTTTGGCAATAGACAAGGACAAATGGCAATCTGCATTTGAAAAGCAATTAGATATTGCAGAAAAAAAACAAATCGCTAAAGTAAAGCGTTATTATAAACGTGAATATTATAAAGGCGTTGAATCTTTTATTTCTGATGGTCAAACAAACTTCCAATTGTTATTTGACAATAAAGACTTATTAAAAATATATCGTGATTTATATACTGATATTGGAATGCGTTTTGCTAAATGGTATGTAAATAATTTTAGAAAGTTTATGACAAAGGCCGTTGACACATCGGCGTTTGATGATATTTGGGCAAATGCTTTTGCGTCTTTTGGATCAGCTATTGGCGCTCAACGTGTGACGCTTGTAAATGGTACGGCAAAAAAAACTCTTATAGATTTAACAGAAAGATTAATGAAAGATCCGGAGTTTATGACATTAGGCGCAGTTGAAAAGGGCAGAATATTAAGAAACCAATTTAATCAATATTCACAATGGCAGGCCGAACGTTTAGTTCGTACAGAGGCAACGGCGGCTGCTAACTTTGCACAATCACAAGCGGCTCAAACAATTTTTTCGCCTGAACAAATGCAAAAAGAATGGATTGCAAGTTTTGATGATAGGGTTCGAGATACTCATGCGCAAGCTGATGGTCAAATTGTTATGGCTAATAATACATTTTTAGTTGGTGACCAACCTATGATGTTTCCTGGTGATCCTGCGGGTGGCGCTGCTGAAACTATTAATTGCCGTTGTTCGGTTGCATATTTTCCAATTGAAAGCGCAGAAACCATTAGCGACATTACAACAATTGGTTTAGGCGTTGCAGCCGGCGGATTTAATAATTTTTAAAAATCGTATATTTACAAAAATTTTTCTTATGAATACAATTCTATATAAAGCGTCGCCAGTTGGCGAATTAATTGATGCTGATGAAAAGGCCGGAATAATAAAAGGTTATGGATCATATTTTGGAAATAAAGATTCCGATAATGATGTTATAATGAAAGGCGCATATAAAAAAACGATTGAAGAAAATGGTTATCGAGTTAAATATTTATATCAACACGATATGAACCAACCAATTGGCAAAATGAATGAATTATATGAAGATGAAAAAGGTTTAGTTTTTGTTGCTGAAATCGCTAAAACACAATTAGGAAAAGACGTTGTTGAACTTATGAAGTCAGGCGTTATTACTGAAAATTCAGTTGGTATTATGCCAATTCAAAAACAAGACAAAGGCGATTATAGAGAAATAAACGAAGTTAAATTATATGAGATTAGCGCCGTTACTTTAGCCGCTAATGATCAAGCCAAAATATTAGATGTCAAAGGTAATGTTGACGTTGAAAAATTATCAAAGAGATATGATAATCTTTGCAAACTTATTCGAAAAGGCGACATTTCTGATGAAATGGGTTTTGCCATCGAAGCTGAAATATTAAAATTAAAATCATTATTTGTTGAGTTCACGAAGCCGGTTGATGAAATCACTTCGCCGAATGTTGAAATAAAAAACAATGATTCTGACGTGTTAAATTATTTATTAAATTCCTTAAAAAAATAAAAATGGAAGAAAATTTAAAAAATCAATTAGATCAATTCAACAATGCTATTGATTCAAAAATTGAAAAATCAAACAACGAGGTTGTTGAAACTGTTGTTGTAAAAGCAAACGAGATTGTAAAATCTGAAGTTTCTGAAATGGCAACTAAATTAAATGAAAGATTAGACGCAATTGAAGTGTCTAATAAAAAAGCGTTTAGCGCTAAAAAAAGAATGACTTTTAAAGGTGCTTTAACTGAAGCATTAGAAGATGGTGCAATTGAAAACCTTGCAAAAGGTAATTCAAGAAGTGCTTCATTCTTAATTAAAGCTGATATGACAACTGGCGCCGATTTTACGGGTGCAGTTATTGCTGCGGATAGGGTTCCTGGATATAAATTTGATCCAACAAGACCATTGCACATTCGTCAATTATTAGCGCAAGGATCAACTCAATCTGACGTTGTAAGATTCGTAAAAGAAAGTGGTTATTCAAATGGTGCTGCTGCAACGGCTGAAGGATCAACACTTACACAATCTGATTTCGACATGACTGCTGCTGATGCTAACGTTAGAAAGATTGGAACTTATTTCCGTATTTCTGAAGAAATGTTGGCTGATACACCTCAATTAACTTCATACCTTTCGGCAAGAGCGCCTGAAAAACTTTTAGAAGTTGAGGACACACAAATCTTAAGTGGTAACGGATCAGCGCCAAATTTAAGTGGTATCATTACTGATGCAACTTCATTTGCTGCGGGTGATTTAGCTGATTCAGTTGATAATGCTAACCAGTTTGATGTAATTGTAGCTTGTTTAAATCAATTAGCTGGTGCAAATTATAATGCTGATACAATCCTTTTAAATCCTTCTGATTTCCATAAGATTCTATTATTAAAAGATTCTCAAAATAATTACCTAAAAGACCAAGTTTATTCAGGTTTACAACCGGTGTTTATGGGCGTTAAAGTTGTTTTAAATACTGCTATTTCTGCCGGATCATTCTTAATTGGAAACTTTGGTGTTGGAACACAACTTTGGGTTCGTGATGGAATCAATGTTGAATTCTTTAGAGAAGATGGAACTAACGTTCGCGATGGTTTCGTTACTGTAAGAGTATCTGAAAGAGTTGCTTTAACAAACTATTTACCAAATGCGTTTGTAAAAGGTACATTTTCTGCTGCAATTGCTGATCTTGAAACGCCGTAATTTACGGATAATCAATCATAATTTAAGGCCTAGATTAATTTCCAGGCCTTTTTTTTATGCTTTATTTTTAGGCGCTCAACAGATAAGAAACGAAAAAAAAGAAAAAAAACTTTAAAAAAAAAGTGAAAATATTTTTTTAATTCTAAAATGTGTTATATATTTACATCATCTAACTTAAATTTAGAAGTTAAAATATTTTAATAAAACAAAAAACAATTATGAAAACTAAAACTGGATTAACGATTATAAACGATGGCAACCGCGTCAACGTGTACACTAAACAAGAAATTGAGGAACTACAAAATAAAAATATTTTAAAAAAATGTTTGCAGGCAGTTCTAAAAATATTAAATTTAAATAATTAATTATGTGGGGACTTGATAAATTTCCGGATGATGAACCTGAATTTGAGTGCCGAGTTTGTGGCGTTAAATTATTTGAAGATGTGTTTGTTTGTTCAAATAAATGTTTTGAAGCTGATCAATTATGAAAAAAAATATTAAGTTTTTATTAACAATGTCATTTTGGGTTTTTGGAATTAGACAAATAATGTTGTTTAATGATATGCTAACGGCGATATTCTTGTTTATTTTAGGAGTGTGTGTTGCCTTGGCAAACGATAGCTAAATTGAATCATAATTTAGTTTTATATTGGTTAATTTTAAAAAGCGGTTATTTATTTAATCGCTTTTTTTTATAACTTTAGCCTATGGATGTAAATCAATTTGGTTGTTTTGCTGAATATATGTTCGCCGTTGAAGCTATGAAACATGATTTATTTGTTTCTTTTCCAATTCTTCATACATCTGTTTATGATTGCATTGTCGAATCAAACAAAGGTTTGTATAAAATACAAATAAAAGCTATTAATGAAAATAACAGAACAAGAGAGCGAGTTATTTTAAAAAAAAGAAATGGTGATTGTTATAATACTAATGAAATAGATTATTTCGCCGTTTACTCAAAAAACAAAAATGGTTTTTTTATTTTAAAAAATAATGGTGATGTTAAAAATTTTGAATTATCTTCAATTAAAAATTCAATTTATTTTAATAACTTTGCTTTACTTTAATGTTTTCTTATTGTTTTCTATTCTTAAAATGCGTCGCAAATTTATGTGACGCATTTTTTTTATCTTTACAAAAAATAAAAGATTATGAAACTAAAATTAAAACAATCAATTCTGCGAGGTGGTAAACGTTATGATGAAGGTGATAAAATAGAATTACCTGACAACATCGCAAAAAATTGGATTGATAAAGGTTTAGCTACTAAAATCGGAAAAAAACAAAACAAAGAAAAATTTGAAACTAAAGAATTAAAAGTTGAATATATTGAAATAAAAGACGATGCGACAAATTAAAATTAATTCAACAACTGGAAGTGAAATTTTAACTACTCAAAATGTCAAGGATTATGTTCGTATTGATACAACTGCGGATGATAATTTGATTAATGCAATGATCAGCCAGGCGCGTATATGGTGCGAAAACTACATTACGCGTGACATAGTGGCCAAAAACAGAACTTATTATTTAGATTCAACTAACGGCATATTTGATTTGCCGTTTGGCCCAATATCAAGTATTTCTGAAATCACTATTGATGGAACTGTAACAACTAGTTATGAAATACTAGGATTAGATAATGAAACCATCGAATTGGATCAAGGGCCTGCTGAACGTGTCAAAATTACCTATGTAACAGAAGGTTTAAATGATGCTTTAGTAAAGCAAGCAATGCTTCAATTGATTTCAACTTATTATGATAATAGGGCAGATTTTATTGAAGGCGCTAGCGGAATTGAAAACAGTGCTGAAATTCCAACCTCAACTAAACAAATATTAACGTCTTATAAAACAATGTTTATATAATGCAAGCCGGCAATTTAGATTCTAAAATAACAATCAAACGATTATCTAAAACTTCCGATCAATTTGGTGGTTTTACATCTACATTGTCAGATGTTGCAACAGTATGGTGCGATCTAAAGCAAATTAAAGGCGAAATAAACGATAAATTTGGTAAAAGGGAACAAGATATCCAAGTTGAAATTACAATGCGTAAAAACACCGCAGATTTGATTCAGCTAGGTGACATCTTTACATTAGAAAATAATTCACAAAAATACAGAATCAATGACAAATTTGAATTTGATTTGGATTTTTACACAAAATTATTAGCAACTAAATCTGTATAATGAACGTGAATATTAAAATAGATCAATCAGATTTATCTAAACTAAAAAGAAAATTAGATAATTTAAGAACGTTTGAATCAAAAAAATTATCAAATGAATTAGGAAGAACTGGATTTGATATTGTAAAGCTAGCTAAACGATCATCGCCAGTTGACAAAGGTGCATTAAAACAATCTATAGGCCTACAAAAAAGCGGTAAATCAATAACAGTATTTGCTAACGCTCATTATGCGCCTTATGTTGAATTTGGAACTGGTGGCATGGTTGATTTAAATGATATGACAAAACTTGGTATTCCTGAAAGCTATGCTCAACAATTCAAGGGCAAAGGGTTAAGGGATGTTAATTTACCTGCGCGGCCTTTCTTTTTTAGTTCTGCGCGTGTTGGATTTAAAAATTTATTAAATCGTCTAAATGGCGAAATAAAAAAAATAATTAAATAATGTTAGAGGCGATTCATTTTGTTCGCAAGGCTATACTTGCAAAGTTAAACGGGAATGTTACAATTAACAGTTCAACAGTTCCAATTTATAATCGTGTTCCAACAGATGCTTCATATCCTTATATTCGTGTTTATTCGGTTTCTAATGATGAAACAGACCAAAACCAAAGTTCATTTACAATGGAAACAATAACGCGCGTGGAATGCGTTACAAGATTTGTTTCTGATAGTGGTGGTGAACTAGATTGCAATCGTATGGTTTCACAATGTTTAAACTTATTGCGAACACGATCAGCAAATTATATTGATTTAACATCTGATGGATTTAATGTTTATACAAGCGTTAATGAAGGCGTTAATTATTTACAAGATGATCTTACAGATCACACATACTTTAGAGCAATTATTGAAATATCAAATAAAATAGAACAAATTTAAAATGACTAAAATAAGCGAATCAACAAACGTGACTTTTGATTTAAAAACAATTGGTTTAATTGTGGGTGGCGCAATATCTATTGCATTAACTTTTTTTACATTACAATCAGGAGTGGCACAAAACAAAAAACAAATTGAAGAATTAAAAGACAGTTCTGTAAATTCAACTGAATTTAAATATAAAGATGAATTAATTCGCTCAACCATTTTAAGAATAAATGAACAACAAGATTTTATTGTTGAAGATATAAACGAAGTTAAGGAACAATTAAAGAAAATAGACGAAAGATTGTTTGATTTAAAATCTGATTAATGAAATATATAATTATAACTTTTATCTTCTTTACTAGTGTTATTAAAGCGCAAAATAAAGAAGGTATTTCAGTTGTTCAATACTCTGCTGATTTTGTAAAAAATAATGAGTTAGACTTATCTAAAATGACAAACAAAAAAATAAACAATTATGAAACATTGTATTTGTCAAATAATTCAAAAGCATTTAAAAAAGAAAAAATAAAATATTTACCAACTGTTGTATTATATAACAATGGTTCTGAACTTAAAAGAATTGAATCCAATATTGCTTTAGAACTTCCTAAAAATACATTTGATTTAATTTATACTGAAATTGAAAAACTACTTAAAAATAAATTCTAATGAAAAATAAATTACTATTAATATTTTTATTTATTGGATTGTTTGCTAATGCGCAATGGTTAAAAAATATATTTGAATATTCAACGCCGTTTTTTAGTTATAATGAAACAAACCCTTTAACAACTGATGAACAATATTTTGTAACACAATTTGGCGATGTCATCAATGTAACACCTGAACGAACAAATGATTATTTAATGACGTTTGGGATTCGTAAGTTAGCACGTTTTGATTATGAAAATAAGGCACGTAAATGGTATGATGGAACGGAACAAAACACAAGCCTTTCATCTAATAGTGGATCAGTTGTTGGATTAGAATATTTATTTCAAAAATCTTTTGGTCGCCAACGAAATATGGAATATAAATCGCATAGATATTTTTTAAGATACTTAAAAAAATATTGGTCTATAAAGATTGAATCACAAAAGAACGGGATTATAAATCTTAATTATGATGCTGCGGATTTACGAGTTCGTTTACCTATAACTAAAAATTTAAATTTTTCTTTTGGTGGTATTATTAGAACTCATAATTCTTATGGCTATAATCCAATAACAGAATATTTAAAAACAAATCAATGGTGGAATTTAGCTTATGAATATAATTATTATGATACGGCTTATGGTATTGATAATGATTTAGATGGTGAAAACGACAATTATGATTGGTATTGGTATAATTCAGATGATAATCAGGTTGCCGATACTGATGCAGATTTTAGAAGAAACGTTTATCAAAGAATTGTAAATGATTATAACAAACGTGAACTTAATAAAATTGGAACGCTTTACACATTATCAACTGTTGTTGGTTTAGATTATTATTATTATCGTGATAAATTTTGGTTGCATTCATGGGCCAACCTTATGCCAAAACATCATCATTTAAAAGGCGATTATAAATACAGTTATGAAAATTATATTGGAAGTGATGATTGGATGGATTACAATATTGGTGTAATGTCAGGATTGTATTTAATTAAAAATAAAATTGGTATTTTTATTGAATATGAACGAACAAAGTTTTGGGATAAAAATTTAATATTCTTAAAAACTGGTATTAATATAATGCTATAATTATGACAAATAATTTTAAAATAAGTGAATTTGAATGCAAGGGCAATTTAAAAGGTTGTGAATGTAAAATGACTGCTGATGTTAAAAACAATATTTTAAAAGTTGCATATCAATTGCAAATACTACGCGATAAAATTAATAAACCTATAAAAATTAATTCAGCTTATAGATGTGAATATTATAATGATAATATTGTAAAAGGCGCAAAGCATAGCCAACACAAACTTGGAAAAGCCGTTGACATTGTTGTTGATGGAATGACACCTGATGAAGTTCATAAATTAGTTTGTGATATGATTGAACAAGGTCAATTAAATTTTGGTGGCGTTGGTAAATACAACACCTTTACGCATTTAGATATTAGAGAT